TTGATTCAGAAGAAGGTAAATATAGATTTGCTGTTGGTCAAACTATAACTGACATAGATAAAACAAAAGCAGAAGATATTATAACCAAAAACTTAATTGATGCAAGAGCGGGCGTTCTATCTCCACTTGCTGGTCTCCCCGGTGTAAATGTAAATCAATCAGATCTCAATATTATTGATTTAGGAATAAATTATACTCAGGCGCATCAGATAGATGAAGTAACAAATCTTCAAAAAACATTAGGAAAAGTAAAAGCATCTGCAAACGAAACAACTTTGATGGCAAGACTAGGACAAACATATAGTCTATTTGGTTCTGATCCAGAAACAACATCAGACGCAATAAATATTGCAAGAGGTAGATCTCCTATTGGTGGATACTTTAGTGTTGGACTTGAAGACTACACTGCCAGGGCACCTGGTGCAGTTGATCAATTTGCCACCGCTGCACAAAAAGCGGCAGACCCATACGCTTTCTTAGATGTAAGAAGTAGAGTATTCAGCACTATAATGGCTGACGCCTCTACGCCATATATTGAAAGAGCAAAAGCAGCAGCGTTAGCAAATGGAACCATGAACGCCATGAAGTACGCCGATTACGGCGATATTATGGCAGAGTTTGGGGTTACCCATCTCAAGGGTGTAAGAGACTTTAGTTCCGTGTATGGAAAAGTTGGTGGTCAATCAGTTTTAAGAGAAAACATCTTCATGCCACTTTCTGTTATGGAAAAAGCAGCAGAAAGATCTGCAATACCAAGATCTACAAATTTACTTAGAACTGGTGAAATTAGCTATTCGTATGCAACTAGGGTTGATGCAGACAATGTGATGAACGCTATGTTTCATTTGGCCGAAGGAACATCAAAAGATGATGCAAAAAATTTGGTATCAAGTTTATTTGATTTAGCAGAAGAAGCTCATGGAGCAAACGCAGCAAAACTAGGATTTGAAGCAGATGTCTTAAAAGAGTTAGCACAGTTTCACACTGACACTGGTGGAGTATTAAATGCTTCTAAATTGACAAAAGATCAATTGATTGATCAATTTACAGAAAGACTAATGTCAGGAAGAGTTGGAATAGCAAACATAGAAGGCGAAGCAGCCGACCAAGCATTCTTAGCATTAAAGAGAGCTGGATTAGACTTATCAAACGACGTTGTTGCAAGAGGTATGAGGGGTAAAATTGTAGATACTGTTGGCGATGATGTGCTCAGGGTAGCAGGAATGGTTGACCAAGAAGTTGCAAGAAGAGCTGGATTAGGTGGTGCTCTCGACAGTGCAAGAGGAAGTGTTATTGATTTCTTAAATCAATCAGCTGATATATTATCTCAGGGTAACAATGCAAATAAGGCAAGAAATCAAATAAGAAGAGCTAAGCTCGGTCAAAGCCCAAATAAAATGTTGGAATTTTATATTAATAATAAAACAAAAATGGGCATAGCTGGATTAGCAATTGGAGCTGTTGGTTTGGGGTACATGGCCTCAAAGAAATATAGGGAACACAAGCTTTACGACGAAACTATTGAACAACAACCGACAAGAATGCCAACTGGACAAATGATGAATCAATCTTTTCCAATTGAAGGTACTATTAACTCATACAGAAGAGATCCGCTAGTTACCGCTGGTGTTGTTGGAAACTTAGATAGAAATAAAATAAACCATTATAGAATGGGAAATGATAAAAATAATCATTTATTCGGAGGATACTAATCATGGGAATTAGAGCAGGTGCAGTAGTTGGTTTTGGAGCATTATTTGGTTTGGGTGCTTTGAATACAACTGGGCAGTCTGTCAAAGAAGGTATGATGGAAGCAGCTTTTGGTAGTCCAGACGCAGATAGAGCATTTTTAGGAACAGAGTTATCAGGAAGATTTTTAGCTGGCTCAATTCTTGGTGGACCAGTTGGTGGTTTAATGCGAGCGTCCGCACCATTGGACTATGCAAGGGTTAATCCAATAGCACCTAGTGCAGGGCAGCAAGTCACATCAACTGCTATTGGTGGTTTGGTTGGTGGTGCAGTGGGTGGAATTGGTGGCACGATAGCTAATCTGGGTGGCAAAAAGTTTGGAGCTATTGGAGCAATCGCTGGAGCTGCTATTGGAGCAGCGGCACCACTTACATATACCGCAGGAAGAATACGAAACAATCAACAATTTTATTCTCAAAGCCCATATGCAAGATCAAGACAATTGGCAAATGAACTAAACGCATCAGGAGACATAGTTCTCGGCATGCATAACTCAAGAGGCGGATATTAATGCCATTAAATCCATTGACTGGACAATTTGAAGATTATATGAATCCTGAGGCCAATGAACCATTGGCGATGAGGATGATGGGAGCTGCCCCGGGAATATCTGCTTCAATTGGGATGAGTTCACGTAGAGGTGCTAATACATTAATGCGTGGTGGTTTCTTAGATGACACTACAAGATTTGCTGGGTCAAGATCAAAGTATCAAATTTTTACTCCTGGATCATATAGGCCAACAAGAGCTACAAGAAAATCATTTTTATTTGGATCAAGAAGATTTGCAGACGACGCTGCTATAGGAACTAAAACATCATTCTTTAAACCATCAAGAGTTAACAACGCCACATTAAGACCAAGAGCTCTTGGTAGATTCCATTCACTCAGTGTATTTGGTGCACAAGAAAGCAATAACTTATATACCTATGCTCAGGGTCATAGTTTGTTTAATAAAACAGAAAAATTTGGAATGAAAAGATTAAGAGATGCAGCTGGAGCAGGCGCTGATGAAGCATTGATGGGTCCAGGTCTATTGGCCGCAATATCTGCCGGAAGAAGAATGGATTTACGTGGCGTTGGCAATATTGATGACTTTGGAATGAGAATACAAAGATTAGCTGGAATGAATAACGCAAGCCTATTAAAGGGTACACCCGGAGTAACATATTCGCAGGCACTGGCAATGACCCCAGCCGCAAGAGGTGGAATGGATGCAGCTAATTACGTAGCATCAACTCAAAAAGCCAGTATGTATAATTCAGCAATGTCAATGATTGAGTCTGGTGGAGCTGGCTCAAAAGGGGTAGCTGGAAACTTACTTGCATCCTCTATGGGAGGTAAGGGAACACAATATCTTGGCGGTTATTTCAGAGGTGCTTTAGGATTTTCTCAATCAGCTGGTTTAATGGGCGCATCTGAGGCCGGAGCAAAAATGGCAGTACAACATCTGTCAACATCTTTTGGAACTGGATTAGTTGGAAGAGGACGGAGTTTCCTATGCTGGAGAGGCAGCCGCGCAAAGAGTCCTTAGCCAAGGTGCATATAAAACACTAGGTGCAAAGGGAATAGCAAAAACACTAGGAACTTCGACTGGAGCAAAGGTTCTTGGAGCAAGAGCAGCTGCCATGGCAATACCTGGTTTACAGTTTGTCGCAGCAGCATCATTTGTATATGACTTAGGAAGAATGGCGGGAGAAGTAGTTAAGAGTGGAATTAATCTTGCCCGCGATGCAAACAAATCTCTTCAAGGTTCAATTAATAAACCAATGTTCGGAATGGGTTATAAAGATACTGAAGCTGCAGCAACATCAAGAGCAAGAGGTGTTATGGCAATTCAAAATTCTAGACTAAATGCAAGAAGTGTGTTAGGATCAGAAGCTGCAATGATGGCTTCTCATTTTGGGTAAAACATGAACGACAAGACAAAAGCTTTTAGAGAACAACTAAAAAAACTTCCAAGAGAAGATTTACTTGAGATAATAAAAAATCAAGATATAGAAATATACAAACAGGTAAATAGAATTGAATGGGTTTTTAGAAATAAGCTCTCACATGTCAACTGGAATAGTGGTCTTCCTGTCCTAGAAAGGGATATGACTAATGAGGAATTGGCATATCTAATTGATGAACCATTCGAGATAGACAAAGAACTTTTAGATTTAGGCGTAAGTGCGGAACAACAAAGGCAAATACATATAGCAAAAGATCCTGTTGTTTGGGCAAAGCATTTCTTAAAAGCAGAACCAAGAGCATATCAAATATTGATATTAAGACATCCTTCGTTGAGAAAAGTATTAAGAGCTGGTCGTCGTCTTGGTAAAACATTTACACTGGCAATACAACTCCTTCATTATAGCTACACACACAAAGATGGTAGATGTCTAGTTGTTGCTCCAATGAAAACTCAAGTGGAATTGATTTATCAGGAAATTCTTAGGATAGCTTCTAAGAATGAAATTGTCATGAACTCAATGACAAGAAAAGTAACAAGCCCTCAATTTATGATGGAGTTTTCTAATGGATCGACTATTAGATTCTTTACATCAGGAATGAGGTCTGGAGGAAAGTCAGACGTAGCTCGTGGTCAGGAAGCTCATCTTATTATATTGGACGAAATGGACTACATGCACTCTGGAGACCTAGACGCATTGTATGCAATGCTTCAAAAGACTGCTGAAGATCAACCAGATAAAGTTATGATAGGAGCATCTACTCCAACTGGTAGAAGAGAGAAGTTTTGGGAATGGTGCAATAGCAACAGATTTAAAGAATTTTGGTTTCCTTCTTATGTAAACCCATTTTTTAGTAAAGATCAAGAAGATGAATTTAGAGAACAATATTCTGAAATAGGATATAGACATGAAATTGAAGCTGACTGGGGAGAAGACTCTGAAGGCGTATATCCAAGGAAGTATGTTGATATTGCATTTATTGATCCAGGCTGGAAGTACAACGCAGAAGTTACATCTGCTAGATCATTCTTTACAATAGGTGTTGACTGGGATAAGTATGGTGCCGGCACAAACATCGTTGTTGTTGAAGCCTGCAATGATACTTATGAAGACGAAAGATTTAGAGGTAAAACAAGAGTTTGCTACAGGGAAGAAATACCTCGTTCTGAATACACTTTAACTAAAGCTGTAGATAGAATTATGGAACTCAATAAAATATTTCAGCCAAAACACATTTATGTTGACAGAGGTTTTGGTGAAGTCCAGGTAGAACTACTACATAAAGCTGGTGTTGAAAACCCTCATACAAAATTAAGAG